CCGACTGTAATCGTACCGTCGCTTTCAACGGAAACCTGATTGGCGCCGGTGTAGTTCGTCCCTTCGCCGTTCTTGACCGTCCAGGTGGAATTGTTCCGACGGACGATTTCCAGGTTTGCCGTGCCATCAGCCACTCGCGTCAAAACAGCCCACAAGATGTCAAGCCCCGTCTCGATGTCCTGCGATGTTCCGTTTCCTGAGTAATCACCCCTGGCGAGTATCGGGGATTCGATGCTCTCCGCATTGGAATCCCCCTCAGTAGGCAGCGCCGCCGTCTTGATCCGCACCTTCGCCGTCGCGTCGTATTCCAGCGTGTCGTCGTCGAGCTGCACGGCAAGGACGTTGCTGCCGTTCTCGTAGATCGTCGTACCATCAACCAACGGCGTCAGTTCACCGATAACGATGTTCAGGGCGCCATCGACGGTGAGCTGTTTCTCAGAAGAACCGTTGCAGATGAAGTGCAGCTCGACCAGTTCGGGGTCGCCGGCGGCCTTTGTGTAGGCATATGCCTTTCCACTGTCCGGCGTCGGCGTGGCGATCGCGCTGTAGAACGTCACCTGCTTGTGCTGGCCGGCGCCCTCCGTCTCGGTCCTCCAGAGAGTTCCGTCCAGGGCCAGGTAGTGATCGACGTCGAGCCGTTCCTGGACGCCGGCCTTCAGTTCCCGAATGTAGTCGTCAATGGTGCTCGGCGCTTCGCTGCCGGCGGGTGTCGTGTTGTCAACTTCCTGGTCTGTCATAGTTGCACCTACGCGATGTCGTTGTACTTGCCCACCGACGCCTTCAGGTCGGCCGTTCCAAGCATGCGCATGAGTTCATCCTGCAGCACTAGCTGCGCCGTCAGCAGAGCCTTCTTGTCCTGTTCCAGACGTATCCCCGCGATTTCCTGGTATGCCGCCATGTTGATCGCGTTGGTCTTCGGATCGACCCAGAGGCCCTTGCCACGGAGGTACATGAGCATCGTCATGGCGTACACGGCTTCGGAGAACTCGTCGGCGAACAGAACCGCAGCTTGATCCGGGTGCGTCTGCCAATGACCTATCTTCGCTGTGTAGGTCTTCGCGCTGTCGGGGACGGGGTGCCAGTAGAACTTCCGACCGCGAAGCGCGAAGCGCTCGGGTTCGCCTTGGTCGCTGATGCCTTCGCCCGCGCGCATCTGGCGGAACTCGTCGTAGCTGATTTCTTCCAGGGGCTCGCCGTCGTCCGTACCGTCGTTTATGTACACCAGGTCGAGCTTGCGGTAGTCGGTCGGTGTGGTATCGCTCTCCTGGCCGGCGGTGAGTGCCTGAGTCTCTGTCGTGTGCAAGTCGGGCCAGTCGGCCAGCCGGCTGAGGTTGCGCAGCGCCCCGGTGATCGCGTCGGCGATGCTGACAGTGGTTTCCGTCCGCTTCAGCCGGGCATTGAGAACCGAAACGATCTTGCTCTTCGTAATAGCCATGTTCGGCTCCGGTAAAAGGGCCCCGGGGGCGAACCCGAAACGATCAGGCCCGCCCCCAGAAAGCCCGGTCGGTTACGGTGCGGTCGTAACGGGCGGTGCAGCCACGCCCGCCGTGCCGAGGATGATCCATCCGACGCTGTCATCCACAAACATGAGTGTGGCAACATCGCCGACGTCCTCGAACACAATCGTCCCGAATCCACTCATGGTTGTCGGCGTAAGCGTGCCGGCGCCGTTGCCGTCGCTTACAAGGCAGATGCTAAGAATCTGCCCCGGATTGCCGTCCGCCAGACTCAACGCTTCCGCATCGGCGCCGGTCGTCTTTGAGATGTGGGAATGCGTTGTCACCATCACCAAGTCATCTGCGACTATGGCGACGTTGCCGCCCGGCGAGTACGCAAAGTTCCCGGTGTCGTCGGAGATCGTCATGGTGTTGTCGGCAGTCGGGTTTTCGATGGTAATGGTCAGCTCGTTTGCTGAAGCTGTGCCTTCAAGCACAAACGGCGACAGCCCGGCAATCGTTCCGGTGATCGTGATTACGTCCGTATCGACCGTGTCGCCAAGCGTCACAGCTCCGTCAAACGCCACCGCACTATCGAACACGGCCGCTCCGGTGATCTGCAGGTTGTTGTTGCCGTCGGCGTCCCACTGGATCTGCGCATCGCCGCTGGCGGTATCTCCGAACAGAAGAATGTCGTCGTCTTTCAACCAGACATCACCGCCGTCGAACTGCAACAGGTCCGCATCCGCATCCCAGAGCGCTGTCGTGCTGGCGGTCGTGCCGAACAGGGCCAAGTCGATTCCGGCCTGGTCCGATCCGAGGTTGACGCTGTAAAGCTCGTCAACGCCGGCCGGGGTGAACAGCAGGGTCTTCGCCACGGCACAGTCGATCACGAAGTCGGAGCCGGTTCCGAAGATCAAGTCGGAGTCGTCGTCCAGGAGGATGTCCGCGGCCGTCAACTCCAACCGATCATCGCTGTAGTCCCACAACATGCTGTTCAGAGTCGTGTCGCCGTAGAGCTGAAAATCCACGCCGGTAGCATCGACGCCAAGCGTCATGGTCCCGGTCCAGGCCGACGCCACGCCGTTTACGGTCCCGGTGTACGTTGTGGTGCCCGTCAACAGGTTCGTCGCCAGCGGCAACATGAACTTGTGGTCCGTCACGGTCAGCGACACCATCTTCACGGCGTTGCCGTTCGCGTCATGCGCAACCTTAAGGTCCACGCTGGCCTCATCCGTCCAGAACGCGATCACGCCAGTCTCGAAAGACGTGTGCGCCGTCGCTGCATCGGTCACCCCGCCGGGATCGGTGTAGACCGTCTCGGACGATCCGCCCGCGGCATAGACCGTCGCCGTCAAGGCGTCGGTGATCGTCTCGCCGAACTGATTCGTCACAGTGAAGTAGTAGTACCTTCTACCCGTTCCGGCGGCGAACGCCGGAACCACTACGGCCGCCGTAGCGGCCAGGGCCAAAAGCCCGATCAGAAAACGTTTCATCGTTCGATCTCCTTCTGCGCGCCTGTCAACGGGCACGCGGGGTTAAGACGTCTGTTACAGTTGCAGAACTCAGTCCGCGACGATCGCGGTGTCCACCACGATTACGCTGTAGTCCTCGGTGCCAAACTCCGGCTTCGCGACGACCAACATGCAGTCGATGCCGACGCCCCACTTGCGGCCGTAGTCGAACTGCTTCGCCAGAGGGCGCGGCAGTGCGCCGTATGCCTGGACGGCCGCCTGTGCGCCGCAGAACAGGGCGCGGGCTGCGGTAATGCCATTGGGGAGGATGTCGCTGCTATCGAAATACTCCGTTGGTCCCGACTGCGCCACAGCACCCGTCCGGCACTCGAGCCGCTCCCATTCGTGCAGAACCACGCCGTCCCACTCGCCGAGCGCGCCGGTGAAGATGGGGTTCTTGGCGCCGCGGACGTTCGCGCTCTTCTGGATGTCCGGCCATTCGGTCGTCGCCTTGAGGGCTTTGACCTGGTAGGGATGCAGGAACATCGCGTAAATGTCCCGACCGTTCACGTGGATCGGCCGAACCTTCGGCGTCGCCAACTGCGCTTTTCTCTTGACGGCCTCGATGACCTTGGCGCCGAACAGGTGGTTGGTCGCCGACGTGATCTCGGAATCCAGATTGTTCGCGGTGTGGTAGAGGACGCCGGCCTTGTCCTGCCCGCCCGTCCACTTCCGATTCGTGGACGGCGCGTTCGCCGCCACGTTGCCGTCGTCGCTGGCGATACCGCTCATGGCGCAGAGCGTGTACAGGTCGATCTTGCGGCCCTGCCACTCCACCAGGGCAATCCGCCCCTGGTTGCGGACATCGAAGACGACGCGTTTGTCCGAGAGTCGGCCCTTGCCGCGAACTGCATGGGCGATCTGGAACAGTTCAATCGAGAAGTCCAGAAACGCCATGGCCTCCTCGTTGCCTTCCAGGTCATCGTCGCCCGTTACGCCGGCAGACGCCAGCGGCACGCGGATGGGAAACGTGATCTTGTCGCCCGGGCCTTTCGCCAGTTCCATGCGGACCTGGACCAGGGCGTTGTCGCTGGTGGATATGATGATCCCCGGCCCGCCGATGTTTCGCGGCCCCTCATAAGGACCGATGAACTTCCCGAAGTACGTATTACTCAATGCGTACTTCCACATTGCCGCCGACTGCTTAACCTCTCGCAGTGGGTGGGCGGTTGAAAACTCTGTTGGAGGCATAGCGTGTTTTCCTTCCCGGCCCATTCAGCGGCGCATGGAGCGGCGCTGGGGCCTGTTATTGCTGGTTCGTGCCGAAATCAATCGCGTCCTCAAACATCGCGCCGAGCGTGCTCTCGTCGGCGTTCAAGAGGGCAAGCAACTCGGACGCTTCCTGCTGCTCGCCCTTGGTCAAGCCGCCGGTGCTGCCGGGGACACGACCACGGTTCAAGTCCTTGATGAACTTCTCGCGTTCCTGCACTTGCAACCGCTGGCGTAGAGATGGAACTATCGCAACGGCGGTGTCGTACATTTCCTGAGCGGGGTCAGCGCCTTGCAGACAGGCCGCGAACACGTGCGGTTTGTTCTGCCTCAGCCACGTCGCGCCTTCGCGGATCACGGTCTCAGCGTCCAGGCCCTTGGGACTCTTTTCGGGCGAATACCGGGTGCGTAGGCGCGCTTCGGAATCCACGACGACCTGCTGGCGATGAGCCTGCTGAGCCTTGCCGCTGTCCCGCTCCCGTGTCCGGCGCTCCGTATCCATCGTCTTTTGGACGAAGTTCCGGGCCTGGCCGACGGTCAGGAGCTCGTCGTCGCCGACCTCGGCAAGGGGATCCTCGTCGGCCCCGCCGCTCTTGCCGGCGGCGAGTTCCTCGCTGAGCGCCTGGTTGGCCGCCTGGGTCTGGCGCAGATTCTCCCTCGCTTCCATCAACTCGCTGCGGATGCCCTGGAATGCGGCGGTCTGCTCGACAAAACTGTGCGGGGCCGCCGTGGGTTCGGCCTTGGTCCAGTCGATCTCAGCGACCTTGCCCGCGTCGTCGGCGCCAGGGCCGGCAGGCAGATTGACCTGCGTCTCCTGATCTTCCGGACCTTCGGTGTCGATCTCTTGCTCTGCCATTGCTACAGCTCCTCATGCCGTGGATTCGGGCCGCGGCGTCCCGATGGCTGCCTCGTTCCCCGGGCAGTAGGGTTACTCGCCTGTCACCCCGGCGAGTCGGGCAACGCCCACGCGGGCGAAATAGAAAAGCCCCGCCAGTCCGCGTAATGCGGACCGACAGGGCTTCGGTGTTTCCGATCGTCCCTGAAAGGGCGGTTATTGGGTTGTCACAACGTTACTTCACGCCGGCCGCATCGACCGGCAGCTTCACCGATTCGTCGATGTTCGCATTCACCACCCGGCCGGCCTGCATATTGAACCGCACCGAGCCGTAGTGTTCGGGCAGTGCCTTCTCAACCGCCACTGCCGCCAGAATCAGACACCTGTTGCGGTGTTCGATGTACTCTTGCTGCTTCACGCCACCGCCCCCTGCGCTGCACCTTTTGCCTGCGTCTGCGAAAGCGCTCGCAGCTCCTCAAGGATCTGTTCCTTATTCGGCAGGTCCGACAACTCGATCAGGAATCGCGCGGGGATCGGCAGTCCCGCCTTCACCGCCTCAAGCATCTGCTCAAACTGTGCAATCCGGACGGTCGGCGCGGCCTTGCCGGCGGCGACCCGCACGCCATAACGGCCCTGGTCCCAGTTCCGGAGCGGCGAGAGGTCCACCACGACTTCGCCCGTCGCCTCGTCGGTCCTGAGAAAGTCCTTCAAGCTGGACTCCTGAGCCACGGCCGTGATCTCCTGCTCGGAATACACGTCCGATGTCCGGATGATCTCCCAAAGGAACTCACCCACCCCGGCTTGGGTCCGGTCGAAGTTGTCGAAGACGATCTCCGAGACCATCAAGCCGGCGGTCTGCCGGACGATCCGCGCCTTGCCGGACTCGCTGGCGTGGGGATTCGTCCCCGTCAGATCCGGATTGACGCCGCTGATCTCCTTGATGTCGTCGCCGGCCTTCTCTGCCAGCAGGAAGTGGGCTTGGTCCAGTTTGTTGGGCTCGATCTTGTCAAGCTTGCCACCGTAATCGCTCTCATCGAGCGTCACCCCGGGCGTGCTGCCATACTGTTCGAGCTTCCGCATCGCCTCGTCATTACCCTTCTTTGCCACCTTCCAACCACTGTTGGCCGTCTGGTTGGCGTTGTGGAGGACTTGCGACCGGCGCTTGTTCAACTCCCTCTGCGCGCCCTTGAGGTTCTCCACCACGCCAAAGACAAAGCCGTCCACCCAGTAAGGGCAGTAGCGGAAGAAGGGAAACCTCACGATGCCTTCCAGCGGGTCTTCCTTCTGCTCCAACACCGTGTCGCCAACAACAACAACCTGATGCAACACGGGACTTATCCGCTCGACCAGGCGGAACTCCTGCCTCAATTCCGGTTGCCTGATGATGGCCGCCTTGACGGTGGGGACGTCCCGTTTCTTCAACCGGCGGAGATTCATGGTTGGCAAGTGCACCAGGGACAGCACTCGCTCGTAGCGCTTGTACCAACACTCTCGGACGCGGTACTATCTGCCGTGGCGGTCCTCGTCCGTCTCGCCGCCGCCTTCGATACCGGCCGTTTCCTCATAGTCCAGCCTGTCGTCCTCAACCTGCCGGCCCTCTCCGGCCCAGTCGCTCGCCTCGGTCGCGGCCGGCAGGTCCGCCGCCTTCTTGGGATACTGCAACTCCAACTCGCGGCGGTCCATCCAGTAGACCTTAAAGACGAAACTCCCGCGGTTCAGGTCGTAGGCCAGATTGGCCTGATCTTCCAGCATGGAGAAGGGCGAGACTTTCCGCACTTCCAGTTCCCCGGTGTCGGGATCCTCTGTGTAGACGACTTCCGTCTCGATCCAGCCCTTCCCGCAAATCAGGCCGTCGGCGAAGGCGTCGCTGAGCTGGTACTGCCCCAAACAACCGTCCATCGTGTGCTTGATAAGCTCCGTGCCCAAGGCGGCGACCGGTGCGGTTCCGCCTTTGCGGGCATAGAGCGTGATGTCGCTGCGGCTCTGTCGCTGATGGCCGCAGAGCAGATTGATTGTCGGCAGTATGCGATTGATCGTCAGCGCCGGCCGGCCTGCCTTCTCCAACGCGGCAACGATGTCCGGGTCCCACTGGCGAATCCCGGTGTAGAACTGGTAGGATTCCAGCGCCTGCTTGCGCCACTCTCCGTCTGCGACAGCCGCGCCTTGATACCAGTCCTTCAGCATGTCGATAGTGTCTGTTTCAGTCTTTGCTTGAGCCATGCTGAGCTTTCGCCTTGCGTTTCTTCACGTGGCCGCGGTGGCTCACGCCGTTCAACGCGCAGTAGTGCACGTATTCATCCGGTCCGAGCCCATGCGTCTTGTCCGGACCGACGACGGTGCGGATCTCTCCGCCTTCCGTCACGCACTCGTCAAACTCCTTGGGCATTCGGATCGTCCACCAGCACCTTGCACGGAGTCGGGCGGCCGTTGACGTAGTGAATCATCATCGCCAGCCGCTTGCCCGGGGGAACCGTGGGCGTCGGAGCGTGCGGTTCAGTCGCGGCCAGGCCCTCCGGCGCCGCCGCCGCCTCTGCCCGCTCAAGCTGATCAAACGCTTCTTCCCTGGTCTTGGGTTCCCGCGTCAGGGGTTCCGGCTCGGGTATTGGGGCTTCCGGCAGCGATGCCGGAGGTTCCGGCTGCGCCATCGGGGCTTCGCGTTTCGCTTTCGCCATCGGACGGTCTCCTTACATTGCCATTGGGTTCATAACGGGCTCAGGCGCCCATCGGCTTCGTTTCTTCTTCACTACCGGCTCAGCAGAGGCGAACTGCAGGCCCCACAGCCCGATCACATAGCAGTCGCCGCGGTCCGGTGATCGGCGGAGGATCTTCTTGATCTCCGCCTTTTCCTCCACCAGCACCCGTCCGGCGCGGAACTTATACGTCGGCGTAGCCAGTTGGCCGCCCAGCACATCGTCTGCGTGATGGAGCTGAACGTCCCCCTCGCAGAACATCCGGCCGGCGGTCGCCCAGGCTTCCGCGCGGAGGTTGTAATACTTCGCATCGTCCTTCGCTTTCGCGGCTGGCAGGAACTCGACGACCTGCACACCCATCTCGCGGAGCCGGTCGGCAATCGGTCCGCCGATCGGTCCCCCCTCAATCACGATCACGACCTTTCGCCCGGTCCGCCTTTCGAGGTTCTGCCGGCGAATGAACAGCCGGTTGGCCGTGTACATGGCGTCCTTCTGCCCGTAGATTTCCTCGCCGACGATTTCGGTGTCCTCCATGTCGTAGATCACCGTCTCGTCGTCGCCGAACCGGGCCGGATCGCAGACCACCAGCGGCCGGTTGGCGCGGTGCAGGGTCCGGAGCCGGGCCTGGTTGATCCAGATGTCGCGGATGATGACATCCGGGCCTTCCAGTACGTCCCAGGATCCGCGCAGATACGCTTCGAGCAGCTCCGGCCGGTGCTTGAAGGCGTTCCGGAGCGTTTCTGCGTAGTCCGCCGGTAAATGCGGATTATCCGAGGGCAGCGCCTGGACGAAACGGTGGGTCTCGTCGGGTCCCTGGATGAAGCGCTGCTTCAACCAGCAGATCCGCGGATTCGCGGTGAAGAGTGCGGAGTAAGCCACAGGCTTCTCGTTGAACGTGCGCCTCAGACTGCCCCGCAGCGCCCCTATGTCGTCCTCGGTGACTTCCTCGGCCTGGTCCAGGAAGAAGAACGCATACTGCGCCGAGTTGAACTTCTCGATATCGTGCTGATCGTCGAGCCCGCCGTAAACGATCTTGACCGTCTCCCGAACGATGATCTCCGGCGGCTCTTGCCGGATTCTGTAGCCACCCTCCGGTATGATCTCCCGCCAGCTTTCCAGCGTAGTCGTCCGGAAATCCTTCGCCCTCTTGCGCCCGATGAAGCCCACAGGGATCGGATCGCGCTGCGGCTTGAGCTTGAACTGCTGGATCAGTTCCACGCATCGCGCATAGGCCCATACGCAGCCGAGAACCGTCTTGCCGCCGCCCTTGGCCCCGCCGTACAGGATCTCCCGGACCGCCGCATCGTGCAGCAAGTCCCAAGCCTTCGTCTGCCGGGCCGTCAGCGTGACCTTACACTTTACGCTGTCCATTACCATCAGGTCCGAACCCTCCCCGGCACGTCGGCGGGAAGCTCGGCGGCAGGCTGCTCAACGGTCCTGACGATCGTTAATTCAATGGGCAGGGCTCCCTGCGCGCCGCCGATTGCATGATCCTGCCGGTCCCGCCACCGACCCGGACCGCGGTTCTTCAGCCAGAAGATTTGAGCGATCACGTCCGGCGCCATGTGCTTCGCCACGCGCTTCAGAAGCTTCGGCTTGCCGTCCTTGCCGGTGTCGAACGTTGACTCCTCGTAGGCATAACCCATCGCCCGCCGTAACAGCGAGCCCTCCACGTGCGCCGTGTCGAAGGCATCCTTGCCGGCCCGGAGGCCCTTCTGAAACTTCGGATGGGCCTTCTTCCACCTGTCAATCGTCCTCTGCCCGACGCCGAAAAACTTAGCGAGCTGCTTGTCGTCGGCTCCGAATTGGGCGCAAATCCTCTCCACCTGGTCGGCACACTCCGGCCGGTACGAACTCGCCGATGTTCGCTTCTTGCCGCTCATCCCGTCTCCAACAGGCGCCGGTAGTAGCTCTTGCCCGGCCGCCGCGTCCGCGTCGAGGTGCTGAAGACGCTCCTCTTGCCTACGTCTGTCAGCCTGTCGCCGATCCCGAAACGGTCTATGTCCAGCGCGATTGTTGGGGTGTTGAAGGTGTAGTGCGCGCCCACGTAGAACCGATCCGGGGCCTTGGTTCCGTCTGCTGGAACCACCGTCGCCGTACCCCGCTCGGAATCGTCGATGTAGAGCGTCATCGTCCCGGCGGTCCAGTTACAGACCAGCCGGATGTAATACTCGGTCCCCACGGTGAGCGCTTGGGTGTCCAGGTAGAAGTCCGTCCCGACTAACCCCTTGATTGCGATGTGGAGCGTCGTTACCCCGGCTGCGTTGGATAGCAATAAGTAGCCCGCCTCGACTGCCCCGTTGTAGAAGCGAACCAGCGTCACCGAATCGGAGCTTTCCCACGTCCCCGCCGAGGCAATCTTGAAAAAGAAGCCAACGCAAACGGGGTCCATCTGGGCGGGGCTGGCGTCGTTGACGGGGAGGTTCAGTTGACCGTACGCCTTGTCGCCGGCGACCACGGTGGTCCGAGCGCTCTTGTCGCCACGCATGCCAGAGCCGACGGGCTGGGTGAAGGCGGCTGGATTAAAAACGGCCTGATATTCAGCCCATGACCCATCTTCGTTATTGATCGTGAATCGCTTGCTCATTCGGCCACCTCGAGCACCTCGGCAAGGTCTGTCTCCATCAGCAGGCGAAGACGGTCAACGTCAGGAGGACCGGCGTAATTGAGCTGGACGCGGCAGTCCCCTGGCAAGCCAGAGAGCTGGTACAGCCGGGCCGGGGGTGAAAGCCGGTCGTCGAAGCCGACAACCTCCGCTTCGAGCTGCGGCGGCACCCCGTCAACCAGGTACTCCACCGCCACGTGTTCGGCCGCCGGGGTGATGTCGAGGATTTTTCCCTTGACATAGACCACCCCGTTGATTACAATCCCGTCCGTAACTTCGGGACCTTCATTTGGGAGACTAGCCATGAAGACATTGGCCTTTCTGCTTCTCGCTCTTGCTTCGCCCGCCCTGGCCGTCACTCAATGGATCGACGCGGCCGAGTTGGACGGGGAAGGCAACCCGCTCGACGGCTTCGTCGCCACGCGGGCCTTCATCGACAATCGCGATGGACTCACCGACCTGACAGACATGCGGTTCGCGCTGAACTGGACGGGTACGGCAACCAGCCTCGACGGACACGGTGCTTGGGACAATCCCGAGAATCCGTGGTACGGTGCCAGGAACGCCTTGCCCTATCAGGTCGTGGGTGGTGTCGGCTACAGCCAAGGCGTCGTCTACTATCCGCCGACGCACGAATGGGGACCGGGCTGGAACGTTGATCCGACACCCGACGACGACACAAACTCCGACGACTACATTCTCCTGGATACGGTCCCCGCCGGCCTCGCCTGGGATAACTGCTTCTCCGTCGAGGGCGAAGACGTGCACCTGTTCCAGTCGCCCGCCACCGCCGAGACCAGCTTCAACGGCGAGACGTACACTCTCTATGATTCGGATCCCATGCCGCAGACGATCCCCGAGCCGGCCTGCCTGGCGGTGCTGCTCGCCGGAGCCTGCTTTCTGCTTCGCCGCAAGCCGGCGTAGCAAGGACCGAGACCCATGAGACGTGCCGCCGTCGTGATCGTCTTGCTCGTCGGTCTTGGCTCGATCCTCGCACAGTGCCTTGTGCCTCCGTGGCGAACTCCGAACGTCACAGGCGGCATAGCCGCGCGCTATACGCACGCCCCCCGCATCGTCGGCTACAACCAGCTCGGGTATCATCCGCTCTGGAATCCGCCGGACGTCAGCGCCGAGATCGACCTGGTTCGCCTCTGCGTGCCCTGCGTGGCCGTCATTGTGTTTTGCTCTGGCGTCTTCGGAATACACGTCGTACTCTCTCATCGTCATCGTCAGTTGTGAAACGCCGTCGCCCAGACGTTGCCGGCGAGCGTCTTGCTCTTGTAGTGCAGGTGCGTCATGCCCGGGGAACAGACAATCTCGTGCGTGCCCGGCTCGTACCAGGCTCCGTCCGTTGACGGCGCACTGTCCGAGTCGGTGCAGACCAGGAACATGTCTTGATCGACCGTCACGTGCAGCATCCGGCAGCCTGCGGTAATGGCAATCGCGTCGCCGTTGTCCCAGCTCGTTGACGTGACTTTCGTGCCCAGGGCCGTCTGCTGCTGCGGTGCAGGGGCTTTGCCGTCCGATCCAACCACCTGCCCGATCACTCTTGGTTCGCTCATGTCGTCTCCCTCGTGTAGATCGTCCCGGCCGGTCTGCAGATCGGCCGGAAGGCCGGCTGTTCACTCTGTATTATAGGCAGAAGATACACAGGCTGCACAGTCATTATTGCAGACACAAGATACATAGGCTGCGCAGTCAACGCAAGGGCAATCTGACAATTTCTCTCAGAGGGCCGCTACGGGGCATTTCCGGGGACACGGCCGTCTGGCCGTGGGAGGGGCCGGTCAGAGCAGCTCGTCGGCTACGCGGCCGGCTGGGGGCCAAGGGCGTGCTTCTGGCGCCTCGTGGCGGCCCGAGCCGGTCCGGGGTCCGGGCCCGCCGGCCGGGGAGCTGGGGGCGCCGTGGCGGCTCCTGAGCGCTGGGGGCCGTCCATTGGTGGTGGCGCGGCGGGTGGGCGGCGACGGCGGGGCTCTGGGGCATCCTGGCACGCCCGGGCAGCCGCTACGCCTCTGGGATCATCCCGAGAGCGACGATCTCCCGGAAAACGTGCTTGGGGGCCGTCCGCCGGCGGGCTCGTCGATTCTGGGCGGCGGCTCTGGGTCCAGAGGGGGGTTGCGCGGGCTCTGTCCCCCGCGGCCCTCACAGCTCGACCTTCGCCAGGATCTCCGCCTTGACCGCCGGCGACAGGCTCGGCCATGCGTCGATCACGCGCTGAAGCTCGGGGTCGGAATCGGTCGCCTCGGGGCCGTTTTTCGGGCTGGGCGCTGCGCATGCGCTGCGCGCTGCGCGGTCGGATTCCGTATCAGCTTGTGTTTGCGGGAGTTGCGAAGATGCGGCTTCGGTTCCGAAGACCGATGCTCTATCCAATTGAGCTACGGGCGCATGTGCTTCGTTTCCCCCTGCCGTACCGCATTTTCCCTTTGTTCGCAAGGGTTTTCTGCCCTCGTCCACTGCCGCCTTGATTGTCGCAGGTACACGCACGGAATCGCAGGAAGGCGCACCTGCGCGCTGCGCATGCGCTGCGCGCTGTCCGCCCGTTGCCGGCCGCGCCTCTGGCGATGCCGTCGCGTCATCGGTGCCGGTCGCCCGAGCCGCCTCCCGATCCGGCTTCCTGGGCGTCACGTCCGGCAAGGCGTCCAGCCCGGCCGTCCTGTCGTGGACGCCGAGGTGGGTGTAGACGTTCATCGTCAGCTTTGGGTCGGAGTGCCGGGCAAGGTCTTGGCAGACCTTCACGCTCGCCCCGCTCCGGACCACGGCGGAAATGTACTGATGCCTCAGCGCGTGGAAGTCGAACACGCGGCCGGCAACGTCGCGGTACGGGATGCCGGCGGCTTCCAGGTCCACCTTCAGCATCTTGGCGGGCTTGTCCCGCAGACCGAACACAGGCTTGCCAGCCGGCTTCTCGGCCAACCACGGGCCCAGCAGGTCCGCGAGGTCTTGCCGGATGGGCTGCTCGTCGCGGCGTCGGTGCTTGCTGTAGCCGGCTTCGACCGTCACCATTGCGGGCTGCGTGGACAGCTTGAACGACTCCGGCGTCAGGCTCCGGCACTCGTTCGCCCGAAATCCCGTACCGGCGGCAAGGCAGTACAGCACCGAACGGTCGCGGCCGGGCATCCCCCAGACGACCGGGCCGTGGTCCGCGGCCGAGATCAGAGCTGCAAGCTCGTCCTCGGACAGAATCCGCCGCGTGTGCCGGCGGTCCAGGGCGACGTTGAAGCCGCTCAAGTGTGCGAGGGCGTCTTCCCGGACCCGCTTGTCGCGCCACAGCCAGCGCGTGAGCTGCTTTATCCCCCGAAGGTGATGGTTGCAGCTCTGCAGGGACAGGCCGGTCTCGTCCTCACCACGAAGTTCGCCAACCGCCCGCTGCACGGCCGATGCGGTCAGGTCGCTGATCCGCTCGGCCTTGCACAGCTCGATCACTCGGAGCGCCCGAGAGCGCACCATCCCCGCGTGCTTCTTCGTCGCCTTCCTAGCGAGAATGTCCGCGTGGAAGTCCGCCAGATGCCCGCCGGCCACCTTCCCGTCGCCGTCCTTGACGACAAGGGGCTTCTTCTCGGCCGCTGCGTAGCGGTCGGCCCGGGTGTCGATGATGCCCCGCCGGCGGAGTTCCACTTCGCCTTCCAGCCGAGCGGCGATCTGATCGGAGACGGTCTTGCTGGCGGCCCCGGTGACGACGCGCCGCGCGCCGTTCTCATCCGCGTAGGCAATCAGCCACTTGCCCGCCTTCCGGCCCTTTCGCTTGAATACGCTTGCCATTGTCTCACTTGCCCTTTCTCGCCCGCCTCTTGGGCGTCAGCTCCAGGCCCAACACCTCGGCCAGCTTCGCCGCGGTGTCCAGCCGGATGGTCCGGCTGCGGTTCACGAAACGCGACAGGACAGCTTCCGTAACGCCACTGAGCTTCCATAGAGCGTAACGGGACATGCCCGCCTGCAAAATCGCCTGCCGTAATTGGTCCTCGATGTCCGTCTTTTTTGCCATGACGATGCAATAGTAGCAGGCCCGAGCCGCCTTGTCAAGGGGCAAGTACGAATTTCCCTGTTTTTTTTCGGGCTGTCATCACGGCACGGCCCTGCTCATCGTTCTGCCCGTTGTCGTTTGAGCCAGGCGGCGACTTCTTCTCTGGGAAAGCGCGTCAGTCGCTTTCCGAACCTGATTGTCGGCAACGGGTCATGCACTCGGGCGGCCAGTCGCCAGACAGTTGCCACATGGACGCCGAGCATGTTGGCGACCTGGGCGCAGGTAAAGCATTTCAGCCGGCCCGTCGCGGGGTCGGATGGTAGCGCCTGCCGGACGCCCTTCTTGCTTTTCATCGCCTATCGCTTCGTCCTGCCCCCTGTGTTTGGGGAGTGCGGGATACGCCGGAAGTGCTGCTTTCGCCGGGTCTTACGACCAGTTCCTTTCGCCAGACGGCCACCTTCCTCGGCGCCGTGACGCCAATGTGTACTTGGTTGCCAGACACGGCGAGCACCACGACTTCAATGTCGCTGCCGATAAGGATTGCTTCACCGGGGGTCCGTCCCAATACCAGCATGTTTGTTCTCCTTGCTTCTCTGTGTGTTGAATGCTCAGGGTTCCTGATGAACGACCAAACGATATTCCCAGAGCCGGCGGCTACGGAGCTGCCGTAGCACTTGATGGCCGCCGAACTTTTCCTTCCGGAAGTCCCGAAGCCGTGCGGAGACGCTCTGCGGCTCGTAGCCGGCGAGCTCGCCGATCTCTCGTAGCGTTCGCCACTGACCGTCTTGCATCAGCCGAAACACCCGTTGATACTGTGCGGCCAGCGCCGCGTAGTCCCTGTCCGGCTCGTAGGTGGCGCCACCGAAGTCCTGCCGGCCCGGCGTGATAATGTCGCATCCGACGGGATCGGAAGGTCGCGGGAACAGTTTTGC